ATTCGTTTTGGTTCACCTACTATTAACTCTAAACCTCGTAATGAATTTCTAGGCAAACCTTTAAACACATTAGATAAAGAAGTAATGAAAAGATTTAATGATTCAGCAATCATGGGTTTCAATATCATACCAACACAACCATTTGGTTTCAATTATCTAGGTGGTAAACTACTCGCAGGTATTTGTAATTCACATCTCGCCAGAGAAACACTTAACAAGAAATACAATACAGAGTTCTGTATGTTTGAAACTACATCATTATATGGCACATCTAAATCATCATCTATGTATGATGGTATGAAACCATTCTTAAGATTTATAGGACTAACTGATTCAGATTTTGTTCCGTCAATCAATGATGATAAGTATGCACATCTAAAAGATTGGTTTGAGAATAAGAACAATGGAGTGCCACTTGTCCATGAAGATGCATCAAGTAGAAAGTTGAAGACACAAGGTAAGATGATTTCTATTATAAGAAATTCATTAGATAAACACCATAGTGAAATGTTAAGAACATTCAAACAATGTTTCATTGATGCAAAGAATCTTACAGAACGCAAGAGACAATACTTAGGAACATATGGGTTCAAAAATGTTAAAGAGTATTTGAATCTAGAGACTGATACATTAGAAAAGAATATCAACTATGATAGATTTGAATATGATAGTATCATTACATGGTGGAAGAAACACGCAAGCAAAAGATTTGAGAATTTAAAAAGAGATGGTAGATTAAGAACCGAACTGGAAGTTTGGTCAAACAATAAGGAGATTGATATAATAAGATGAGGATAGGATTTACATGTGGAGCATTTGACTTATTACACGCAGGCCATGTAGTAATGTTAAAAGAAGCGAGAGAGAATTGTGAACATTTAATTGTTGGATTGCAAACAGACCCAAGTATAGATAGACAAGAAAAGAATCAACCAGTGCAATCAGTATACGAAAGATTCACTCAACTCAGTGCAATTAAGTATGTCGATGAAGTCATACCATATGATACAGAAGCGAGTCTGATAGATTTACTAGAATCAACACCAATCAATGTAAGATTTATAGGTGAAGATTACATAGACAAAACTTTTACAGGAGATTACTTGCCTATAGAAGTTTATTATACTAATAGAAAACACTCCTTCTCATCGAGTGGTTTAAGAAAAAGGGTGACTCAATCATGAATATAACCATAGCAAGACTTCGTTCATTTGTAAAATACAATGGACCTTTAGAGACAGTATTAGATAGTTTCTTTGAGAACTATGTAAGATGGATGAGGGCAAATCCTCAACACAACTACGATACTTATAATGTATCATTTGAAAATGTAAGACCAAAGAGAACGCCTGAGACTATTGATTGGGCAGATGTAATTGTTATACCAAGTGATAGTGAGTTTAGATATCATGGTGAACTACAGATGAATCCAAAAGACTTAGCGAAGTCTAATGAACATATGGATGTAATCAGACCTTTCTTTGAAGGTAAAGATATCATAATGTTCTGTAGCGATAGGGCAGATACAGAAGAGTTATATAGAGAAGAAGTATTAAAGGGTATCAATATAAAATCATTCACTACTATCGATGAAGTCGATTTTAGTGGCAACATACATGGCATGAAGTATCACTTCATAAACACCTTAAAAAGCCCCTTGGCGGAAATGATTGGGTCAACTAAGACTCACGACTTTGGATATTGGGGCCGTATGAAACACGGTCACGATAGAGAAAAGACCATTCGTCAAATTTATCGAAGTGAACTTTCATGCCAGCTTATAGGTGGTATGCCATCTGGTGTAGAACGAGAGTCAAAATGGATTAAAGATTGGAAGAAACTCTATCCTTTATTAGAAGGTTGTAGAGGAACATTATGTTTTAATTGGTTAGATGAGACTGCAACCACATCTAGATATCCAGAGGCACTTGCAATAGGTATTCTTCCATTTGTTTGGAGAAATTATGACTGCAACAACTCATATAGAATAGATAAGTGGCAGAGAGTATATACATTTGAAGAGTTCTTAGAGAAGTCATTACAATTAAGAGATGAGTCATTCAGAAAGGAGAAGATGGAACTCGCAAGAAAGAACTATGCAGAAGTCCACCTTACAGAAGATGAATACTATGCCGAGTTTGAGAGGAGAATGAACGATGCTTTTTAAAGAAGTCTACATGGTAGTTGAGAACCCACATGAAGAAGATGCAGGTATAGAACTTATATCTGGTGAATGGGAAGGTTTAGTATATCAATATGGTGATGTTCAGTTTGTAGATGGCGAACCACAAATGAACTTCAAAAGAACTATAAGAAGACTTCCAAAAGATGTAGAAGTGTCAGAAGAAGCGATTGAGGATTTACTAAATAATAGTGAACTCAATCAGTTAATGGGTGACATTCTAGTAGAGTTAATACAAGAACAAATAAAAAGAGAGGAAAAAGCAAATGGCAAGAGTAAATCATAGATTCGGAAAAGATGTAGACGGAGACGGAGTAATTTCAGGCTCAGAGATGTTTATATTTAATTGCGAAGAAGACGAAGTTGAAGAACTTAAAGCTGAAAAGGAATCAGAAGGATATGTTTGGGTTGAGGAAGTAACCGACATGCCTGAACCAACTGAGGACTTATCTGAAAGTGAATAAAGAAGTCTTAAAAGAACAGATTAAAAGACACGAAGGAGAAGTCCTTGAAGTCTATGAAGACTCGCTAGGGTATTTAACTCTAGGGGTAGGTCATCTAATTAGAGAAGATGACGCTGAATATGGTGAACCAGATGGAACACCTGTTTCACAAGAGGTCGTAGATAGATACTACGATGCAGACTTTGACAAACATGTAGATGAAACACTTCATGTTTGTGGAGCACACGACATAGATTTTGATAATCTACCTGAGAACATTCAACATGTATTAGTCAATATGTGTTTCAATCTTGGTGCAAATAGATTATCGAAGTTCAGAAACATGCTCAAGGCATGTTCTAATTCAGATTGGAAAGAAATGGCCGCCCAAATGGAAGACTCTAAATGGTTTGGGCAAGTAGGTAGAAGAAGTGTTGAACTTCAAGACATGGTGTTAGATGCCTAAAGTCAAATGCATCAGATTAGATACTGGTGAAGTATTAATAGGGTTCGTTAAGAAGAAACTTAATGGCGATTATATAATATCTGATGCACAAGTATGTTTAATAGAGGCAACAGAAGGACAAATGGAAGTCAAAATGGCACCGTGGATTCCTTTTGCCAAAGAATACATATTTACAATCAATAAGAATCTTATACAAACAGTCTTCGAGGCCAAGCCTCAACTTGAAACTAATTTCAAAGTTGCGACAGGCAACACTCATGGAGTGAGAGGACAAATCAGGAAATAAATTATGAAAGATATGATGGATATCATCCTAAACGCCCAAATAAAACAGGCAGAGGCGATGATTTTGAAACACAAAGTAAACATAGAAGTTCTAACTAAGAACGCATCTGGAGTCGCAGAACATCCAGATATCATGGACACAGTAGAGAAAGAATTATCTCAAATTGCACATTGGCAAGATATTATAGATGCCACTAGTCAACTTGACTTTCACCAGAAAAAGACCCTTGTAGAATAGACTAGTCCATAGTATAATAGATATATGGATTTTTACACAAATGTATGCAGGTCTCGTGACAAAATACTCGCAATAGGATATAAGAACGGAAAGAAACAAAAACTTTCTGTATCATATAGACCTAATCATTTCATACCATCCAAAAAAGGTTCATCGCCTTACAAGGCGCTCGATGGTAGACCATTAGAAGTTGTTAATCTCAACTCAATGGCAGGCGCCAAGAAATTCAAAGACAAGTATCAGAACATAGATGGTTTCGAAGTTCATGGTTATGATAGATACATCTATACTTACATATCTGATAAGTTTCCAGGCAAAATAGAATTCGACCCAAGACAAATAAAGATTGCCACACTTGATATTGAGTGCGAATCAGAGAATGGTTTTCCTGAACCATCACAGGCAATCGAAAAAGTAAACGCAATTTCAATTAAACCTTT